CCAAAGATGGCAATGGTCCCATCCACACCATTGATGTGGTGGCAATCAATTCACAGCAGGCACAACTGCAGGCAGAACTGGACCGGATCCGGGCAAAGAATGGCCATGGTGTGACCTGGGATGAAATGCAGTTTGCGGTCCAGTGGAATGCCTATACCAAAAAGACCGTATTATATGGATCATTCAACCGTGACATTCCCAAAAAAACCATTGAACCGGTCCGGTGTGCACCACAGGGATCTTTCACCCAGAAATATGGTGGCAAATCAGAAAAAACAAAGGCAGCCAGATCAGACACACCCAGGGGATTTGGCAAAGCATTTTATCTGGCAAATACAAATCATTCGGAACCGTGGGCAGCTTAAAAATGAAAGGTGAAATCCAGGTAGATGATATTGACCTGGGTGTTTTTGAATTATAATAAAAAGGTGGTGGCAAATGAAAGAATCTTTTATTGACTGGAATCCGGCATCCAAAAGCCGGGAATTATTATCCATTGCGGAATCTGTCATTGACAGATATGCTGCACAAGGATATGATTTGACATTAAGACAGCTGTATTATCAGATGGTGGCCGGTGGCCACATCCCAAACAATGTCCGGCAATACAAAAACCTGGGCAACCTGGTGAATAATGCCAGGCTGGCCGGATTGATCGACTGGAAACAAATTGATGACCGGGTCAGGGTGATTGAACAGAATTCACACTGGTCCGGTCCTGAATCAATTTTAAGATCAGCCATTTATTCATTTTATATGGACCACTGGATAGACCAGGAATGGCATGTGGAACTGTGGTGTGAAAAGGATGCTGTCAGCAATATCCTGCAGCCGGTGTGTGAAAAGCATGATATCATCTTCCTGGCAAACAGGGGATATTCATCCCAAACGGCCATGTACAAAGCATATAAAAGATTCAGAAACAGGATCCGGGATGGGAAATCTGTGGCCCTGATATATTTTGGTGACCATGATCCATCTGGTCTGGATATGGTCCGGGATATCAGTGACCGGCTGGCAATGTTTCTGGGTCCTGATGACAACAGAAAAATGGAAGTTGACCATGCTGCACTTTTAAGGGAACAGATTGAAGAATACAATCCACCGGAAAATCCGGCAAAGACCACAGATTCAAGATATGAAAAATATATCACAGAACATGGTGATTCATCCTGGGAACTGGATGCATTAAGTCCGGAAGTCCTGGAAGAAATAGCTGAATCACACATCCTGAATTATATGGATCAGTCTGCCTTTGATGCTGTGGATGAATTGATTGAAAAGGGCAAACAGGATCTGGAAAAAGCCTGGGAAAAATTCCAGCAGGAAGGGGATGATGATGAAAATGATCAATAATATCCGGACCTGCATGGAACTAAAAAACACTGAATTGAAGATCACCTGCACAGGTGGAATTTATCATTTTAATCAGTATGCAGATAAAGAATTTATCAGATATAAATCTGCCAGGGAAAACCTGGCCACACATCATAAAATCATCTATTCATTATTGAAATATTTTGACATCATATAGGTGGCAGCATGTATATAAAAGAATTTAAATATGATGGATTTAAGCTTTGTGCATTCAGTGATGAAACACCAATAAACCTGGTGATATTTGAACGGCAGCCGGTCCATATTCTGCAGCACCTTCATGGCCGGGATGGGCAATCGGTTCATCCTGGCCAGAAGATCCTGGGCCTGATCTGCAATAAAACATCTGCAGGATTTGGTTCATTGAATGTTTATTCCGGATGGCTGGAATACCGTGGCATGGTCAGCATAAAAAATGAAACACTGGCCATATTCAAAAACAATAAATCAGACCGGCCACTGGGATATATTTATTTAAAGTCTTCAAATCCACTGGAACCCGGCTGCCTGTTTTATCTGAATTATGCCGGATCCGGCAGGATAATTGAGATTGACAGAATCATATTTTATAAAGGGACATTATGATGATGGTAAAATCAGAACAATATCCGGAAGGTGAAATCCATCAGACAATTCCGGAAAGATACCTGTGGCGTGGTCCTGATGGCAACTGGTGGCTTTATTATGCAAATAAAATCTTCAATGTCCATGTCATTGACCTGGACAGATATGGAATTAACTATAAACTTCAACCAGGTGACCGGAAACTTTATCCGGAAATATACAGGCACTTTGAAAAAGTCCTGGCCGGTGATTTCTTCCGTGGTCACCCAAAAAGAAAGGTTGGGTGATATGACATTCAAGTCAATCATTGCATTAAAACAAAATTCTGCTGGATCCAGGATATCCATGTCATCTATGACATATAGGACAACTGCATATTCCGGCAATAAACAGTGTACCATCATTATTCCATATCCTGCTGCTAAAAAGGCTGGAATTGAACCAGGAACACTTGTGGAAGTGGCATATGATGCAGAAACAAACAGGGTCAGGTTGTCTGTGGCCAGTGACATCAGATGTCCCAGGGTCCACTGGCATGGGAAGCACAAAAACCACATCCGGACACAGTTCAAATTATATCCTGACTGGCTGCCAGAAAGACCAAATGGTGTCCAGATCACTGCCTGGGAATATCAGAAGGGAATCATATTTGAACTACCTTGAAAAAAGGATCTGCAGGGATTGTGGTCACCGGATGTTTTCATTTGGTGTTTATCTGATCAGATGGACATTCACCGGCTGGGTCTGCACTGTGTGTGGCCGGACCATCTGGAAAAAGGAAAAGGTGGTGGCAAAATGAAAGTTGTTTGTGCGTGGTGCAAAAAGGTGATCCATGATGATCCCGGATCTGATGAAATATCACACGGCATCTGTGATGAATGCTATGCCGGACAGAAAAAGGAACTGGATCATATCAGGGAAATCACCAGAAAGGAATATCCCGGAACATGGACAAAAGACAATTAATAAATCTGGCATTATTCTGCACTGTCATGATCCTGGTCCCGGCTTTTGTTTTTTACATTGAAAATTTTGGCCATGGCTTAGATCATTTATTTAATCAACTGAAATCATTCTTTAATTAGAAAGGAAGGTCAATATGGAATGGATCCGTGGTGTGCATATAATTGAAAGGCCCATTAAAGCTGACAGGGTCCCATCTGGTGATGTGCTGATAAGCCACTGCAAAGACAATATCAATGGCAAAATATATGACACATATTCTGTCAGCATCAACACCCTGGGGACAGAAAATATCTGCAGCTGTTATAATCTGGATGTGGCCAAACTGGTGGCTGAAAAAGTCCTGATGAACCGGATTGAATTCATCGAATTATTCAAAAGGATAAAAGATGGAAAATCCGGACATTAAAAAACTTTATCCCACACCATTCATCCTGGTCCTGTGGATCTGTCCGAAATGCCGGGCAGATCTTTACAGGCACCCAGATCACTATGAATTCCAATGCCACAAATGTGGTGCCAAACTTAGAGTGAAATAATATGAAATATCCATATTGCGAACAGTGCCGGAATTATTATCCGGATCTGGTCAGTGAAGTGGTCAGGCAGATCTGCTGTGAACACTGCAAGGGTGTCAATATGAAAAGGAAGGATAATAAAACCAGTAATTTTGAACCGGTCCGGGATGGACGAACAAAGAACATCCCTGGTGAACAGATCAGGATAAAATTATGAGCTGGCCAAAAAACATTTCATCAGATATAATCATGGCCCATTTAAAAGAAAGGGATGTGCAGGTCCGGGTAATAAATAAATTGACAGAGATATTAATTGAATCAATCCCAGGAATAACGATTGAAAAAAAGGGTGATGGCCACATCTATGTATGCAGGAAATGTGGATCCACATTTTTTATTCATCCTGGATCATGTCCCAGGTGCCTGCAGATATTCATGAACAAAATGAATCATCAAAAGAAAAGGGCAATTTATGAATATAGGGAAAAAAGGGCAGCATCATTGGATGCTGGACAAAATCTGTGTCCACAAATGGACACAGATCCCTGAAAAGTATGCCATTTTTGTTCAGTATAAATGCACCAGAAAAGGATGTGACCGGAAGGTTGACTGTGCCCTTGAAATGCCTGCACTACTATTAAAACTATTATCAAAAAAGGATTGCAATGGCAAATGACTATGAAGAAGTAAAAAGCCGGGTGAACATCCTGGACATCATCCGGTCTGAAATATCGGGCCAGGTCAAAAAGGTGGGCATCAACTGGTTTAATCTGGATGAATGCCCTTTTTGCCATGGCCATGACTGTTTCAGGATCCATGCTGCCCGGCAGTTCTATAATTGTTTCCAGTGTGATGCCGGTGGATCCGTTTTCAATTTCATCCAGGACCTGCATGACAAATCACCATATGAATCCCTTCAATATCTGGCCGGTAAAATAGGGTATAATTTGCAAAACGGAAAACCGGAAGATGATGGATCAGAAATTAGGCAAAAGATCTTCCAGGAAGCTGCTGCCTATTACCATCAGAAATTGCTGGATGATGAAAAAGCCAGATCCTGGCTGTCCAGGAAACGTGGCCACACCCTGGCAGCCATTAAAACTTTTCAGATAGGGTGGTCCGGATCCGGGAAAAACAGCCTTTTAAATCACCTAAAAAAAACATTTAAAAGCCAGGACCTGGTGGCATCCGGTCTGGTCCGGGACCGGGATGGCCAGGTAGGTGATTTCCTGCCTAAAAATGTATATATCTTCCCACATTTCATCAATCAGAAGGTGTCACACTTTACCTTCAAAGATCCCTTGAAAAAATTGCAGTATCAGCTGGCAAATCAGTATAAACTGAATGGACATTTGTTCTATGGCCAGAATGCCTTTTATCATGAAACGGTGGTCCTGGTGGAAGGTGAAAATGACCGGGTCACATCAATGCGTGTGTCCGGTGACAAAAACATTGCTGCCATCATCGGCCAGCCATCACATGAACAGATTGATTTCATTAAAAGATATTGCCGTGGCAAGAAAATATATCTGTGTTTTGATATGGATCCGGCAGGTGAAAAGTACACCATGAAACTGATAAATGAACTGACCGGCCATGTCCAGGTGATGGTGATAAGATTCCCGGAAAAAAAGGATATTGATGAATATTTAAGAACACTTAAAACGGATCCGGCTGGTGAATATTTTTCCCTGGTGGAAAAAGCGGTGGATGGAATCCAGTTCCAGATCCAGTGTCTTCCGGACAGTGATGAAACCATAAAGATATCACAGATATTAAAGCCAGTCCTGGAAAGAATTGCCAAGGTGGAAGATGATATTTTGGTGGAAGGATATCTGGAAATAATTAAATCAAAATATCCAAAGGTGGTGGTCCGGACAGCAATCAAAAAACAGATTGATAAAATGAAATCTGCCTGGCAGGTTGAAAAGGCAGAAAAGAAGGAAATCCCAAAGGATGATTTTGGCCTGATCGAACATGAAAACTGCTATTTTAAAAAATCTCATGATGGCAGCACCGTGAAGATCAGTGATTTTGTTTTGAAATTGCGGAAGATCTTTGTCATGGATGATGAACTGCATTATGAATGCATCCTGAAAAACCAGAAAAAGGAAGTATCCATGCCTGTCATATTTTCACCGGAAGACCGGATGGGTCTGCAGCAGTTTAGACTGAAATGTGGTGCCCAGGGATCCTTTTATTTTTATGGGACACAGGCAGAAGTTTACCGGATCTGGAAGTATGAAGAAAACCAGGCCAATATCAAGGAAGTGATTCACTATATCCAGAAATATGGATATGTCCAGGAACACAATCTGTGGCTGTTTGAAAATTGTGCAATCAAAAATGGGAAGGTCCATGAAATAAACCAGGATGGCATTATCAAAATTGACAGCAAAGGATTCAAAGCAAAGGATGTCCTGGTCTATTCCGGTGACACACCCACTGTGAATGTCAAAGAAGATCCAGATCCGGAATTCATGAAAAATGTCATTCATCATTTTCACAATATGATCGATGATGGGAAGGAAGATTCATTCAAGGGATTCCTGGCCCTGGGATTCATGGCTGCCACCGTGTATCTGAATGAAATATCAGCAGTTCATAAATGTTTTCCATTCTTTTATCCATATGGACCATCCGGGACCGGCAAGTCTGCCAGCACGTCAATCCTGCTGTCATTTTTTGGATTTGATGGCCGGTCTGAACCATGGGAATCTGCCACACCGGATGGCACCTTCAAATTTATGGAACAACTGTCCAGCCTTCCTGGATGGTATGATGAATATTTAAACAGCATGGACCGGAAGGCAATCAAGATGCTGGGCATCACAAAAAATATATATAACCGTATCGGTGCAGGGAAGGGTGGCATCAAAAAAAGGCAGATCAACGTGGTCAATGGCACATTATGGATTTCTGGTGAAGATTCACCGGTGGACAAGGGTCTTCTGTCCAGGTGCGTTGTGGTCCGGTTTACGGAAATAACAGAAAACAAAACAGCATCCTGGAAGTGGCTGCAGGAACATCAAACCAGGCTATCATCCATCATGGTCAAGTTGATCCGGGAAAAGACAGTGGCCCAGAAGGAAAAAGTCCTGGATGCCATTGAAAAATTCATCAGCCACATTAATCAGAATGGTGTGGGTGATAATAGGACAGCCGTGAATTATGCCATCCCGGCAGCCTGTTTCTGGCTTTTGGATCATCATGATAATGACCAGGAATTCATGGATTTTGTGGTGGACCAGTGCAAACAGGAAAGGACCAGAAAAGAAGAAGAAGACATCACGGTCAAATTTTTCAATGACCTTTCATATATGCACAATAATGGCCGGACAAAAAACACCATCAGCGTTGATAAATTTGAAGGTGTCATGTACATCTGCTATAATGAAATTTATAATGACTGGATCCGGCATTTAAGGGAACAGGGCACCTTCCAGATCTTCAAAAAAACAACAATCCTGGATTATCTCAAAAATCTAACCTATCACTGGCCATTGAAAGACAACCGGGCAAAATTTGGTGATTACCGGAAAAGGGCCATTGCATTTAAGCTGGATAAAATGCCCATTGAAGTCAGGGATCTGTTTGATTCAAGGGAAGATGTCTGGGATGAATAAAAACCATTCACACAAAATGAAAGGAATTATCATGAAGACATTAACAGCAATCCTTTTTATTCTGCTGACCATGGTCATGTCCTGCAGCAGCCAGAATCTGGTGCCCAGGGCAGTGGAATATGATTATCCACACCTGGCCGACTATGCAGATTCATCAATCTATTTTATTTTATATCAGAAGGCAGATCCGGACACGGTATTTTCAGCCATTGATACCAGTGAAGTTCAATCCCTGGAAATGGACCTGGTGAAGAAGACCTGGCTATATGATTTCACATGGCGTGAATTTTATGTCACAGCCATCCAGCATGAACAATCATGGCCGGATTCAAACTGGTCATTTGAATCTAATCCAAGCAATGTGGTCAGGGAATATTTCAGGGCACTGCCACCGGCTGGCCTGGACACAACCAATGGAATTGCCATAAAACGGATAAATGTGGGTGAAATTCCGGGATTATGATCAGAATGCCAGAATTCTTGCCGGTATGGGCCACTGTTAAACGATCCTATCCCGGCCATATGAAACCATTAACCATATAAAGAAAGTGGCTTAGAAGGCGAATATGGAAGCCACTTTCAGGAAAGGATCCAAAAAATGGAAAAAATCATCATATCACTGATCACACTGGCCATAATTGTGATATTTTTCTGGCTGCTGGCATCCATCAGGCAGATCCTGGGAAGAATTCTGGATGAATTTCGGAAAGTGAACAATCCAGCACTGCACCCACCATTCCATTTAAACTGCAGATCAAAAACCATTCCGGTCCATGAAAATGAAACTGAAATAACAACAGAAATGGTGGACCGGCTGAAAGGTCCATATATATCATAAAATGGGGCATGACCAGAATATATATCAAAAAACCGGCAGCCATAAAAATGATGAAAAGCAAATCCGGCTGTCCACTATTATGTATAAATATACAATATATATATACTTATACATGGACAACCAGTGGACAAACGGTGGACAAACGCTGGACAAATGGACAACCAGTGGACAATCATGGTCAGGCTGTCCATGCAATGTCCATGGGTTTGGCCAGGTTTAAATTAATTAATATCATATAATTATGTCCTGCTGTGGACAGTGGGACAGTAAAAATGAATATAGGGTGGCCTATGGAAACACCGGAAAATTTGGGAAAAAAGAAATCTGATCATATGGAATATGTAAAAATCACCCAGGCAAAAGTGGCTGAATTGATGGGTGATCATGCTGATCAGATCTTTGAATGGCTGGAAAAAACACATCCGGATGAATACAAGGCCCTGGTCACGGAATGTTTTGTGGATGAAAACTATGCCAGGACCAAAGATCCGGAACAACTGAAAAATGATCTGCGTGCATGGTATAAAAAATGGAAGACATCAATCAAAGAATGGAAAGATCTACATGGAAATAAAAACATATGAAGGATATTTCACCTTCACCCTGGATGACAGGGATTTCAATCAATATTCATATCAAAGGATCCTTCAATTTTTGGCAGCTGTCAAAAGATCAATTCCTGTGGATGGCCGGAATTTTTATGATGCTGAAAAGACCTGGCAGATCCTGGATGAATACAGAAACACATTTCATGAATTAAAGGATCGATATCTGGACAAATCACAAGGGGAATTATTATGAAAAAATTCTTTTATCTGGCAATATTCTTTTTATTTATGGTCCCGGTGATGAATGATATGGAAGACACCCTGGCCTTTCATTATGAAGAATCAGTCTTCAATCCGGGCACAAAGGATGATCCTGATTATACATCATATTTTTATCCAGACTGGAAAAGAAGATATAATATTAAAACAAGATATGTGGATATCTGGAAAAAGGTGCCCTGCCCTGGTGGTGACACATTGATGGTTATAATAGGAACAAATCCTGTCTATGAAATTATATCTGGAAAAACATTTTTTAACATCAGGACCGGGACCTGGGCGATTGATTATTTTCTTGAAATTCCAGCCTTCTTTTTTGATGGATGGCACCTGGCAAAACAATTCAGGTGGTGGATGATTTTCAATTTTGGATGGTTTTTGTGTGTTTATTTTATACTGGAATCAAAGCCAGGAATCCATCCGGCATCAGTTGTCATTGTGCCCAGAAAATTGAAAAAGGAAAGAATCATCAGGAAATGGTCTGCCGGGAAGATCTGGACATATACATATTTTCACTGGCTGATCAAATATGCTGTGATGGTTTACCTGGTGCACATGGCTTTTTTTGGATCACTTTTCACGGTGGATATATAATGGCCGAATTGAAAGATATCCTGGAAGAATTTAAAAAATTCAAACTGGTCAACCAGGACAAAAGGGAATCATCTATCATCAGATATCTGATGAACATCCGGGCATTCTTCAAATGGATCAGGAAGGATGATCCGGACCAGGTCACAATGGAAGATGTCCAAAATTATATCATCCATCTGAAAGTGGACCAGAAAAACAGCGTGAACACCCAAAAGATTAAACAGGCATCCATCCGGATTTTTTATGACTGGTATTCAAAAAGATATCATATGAAGAATCCATGTGAACTGATTGGACCTATCCAGGAAGAAATCAAGATCCCATCTATGTTCACACCGGATGAACTGACAAGGATGGTTTATTCCTGTGATACATCAAAAGCCATAGGAAGAAGGGATGCAGCCATCCTTTGTCTTCTGGCAGACACCGGGATCCGGATCAGTGAATGCCGGGCATTGAATCTGGGCAGCATTCAGATTCATGAAAATAATTTTGCCCTGGTGGTGCCCAGGGTGAAAAGCCGTGAAAGGATGGTGCCCTTTGGATATCTGACAGCAGGCGCAATGGTGGCTGAATTCTTTGCTGCCTATTATCAGGACATTAAATATGTTCAGAACTTCAAAGATAATGATCCACTGTTTGTTCAGTATGGTCCAAAAGACCATGGTGACCGGCTGAATATTGCCGGTCTGAAAGGTGTCATTAGAAGGGCCAGGAAGAATGCCAATATCACAAAGCGGATCACTGCACACAGTTTCCGGCATTTCTTCGGGACCTATTCAGTAATTCATGGCACCAGGGTGGAACAGCTTAGGTTGCTGATGGGCCATGCCTGGCTGGAAACCACAATGCGATATATCCATATTGCTGATGTGATCAGTCCGGAAACTATAAAGCACCGTGGCACCACAGATCTGCAGGCACCGAAACACCAGGTGGGATTTGTGCAGATCTTAAAAAAGGCCAGGGAAAAACTAAACCTGGATGGTGCCAGATGATAATCAATATATGTGGCAGCAGGGCCATGCATGGCCGGTGCAACCATCCACAGTGTATGTTTCACCCTATTACCAGGCATCATGACAGATGTGTGGATCTGGTGGCCAGAAAGGGCAGAAAAAGACCTGTCTGTGATCATGGCAGGAATTGTATTGATGCCTGCATCTATTCATTTAATGATGAAAGGAATGATCAATATGAATTGCTATCTGTGTGACAACCAGGCAGCATCAATCAGATGGTCATCTGATGATGATGATGTGAAGATCTATGTGTGCACCAAGTGCAGGGACCAGGCCATCAGGGTCCTGGAATTCAGTCCACTGGTCCATTGCAGATACTGTGATCAGAAGATTGCATTTGTCAGGACAGAAAACAATAAGACCATGCCGGTGGAACCACAGCCGACACTGGCCGGTGGTACAATCATCAATCACCGTGGCAAAACATTAAAGGATGCAGCACCAGGAATTCTGGGATGGATCCCGCACTTTGCCGTGTGCCCATCATATCCTGGATCCAGAAAGGTGGGCAAAGACCAAATAATATAAAAGATCCCGGATCCGGACAGATCTTTTCTGTGATGGGAACTGAAACGATTCTTACAATAGTATAGTATTAAAAGGATTAAGCACATTGATGCACCGGCACACACCCATCCGAAAAACAGTCATCCACCGAAATCGAAAAACAGACAGAATGGCAGAAAATGTAAAAGTGGGGGACTAAGCAAATCAGTAAGACTATAATAAATAAACACTTAGAGAAATGCCAAAGTGTTATATAATAGCTATTATGTAAACTAAGGGTGGAAGGGGCCTTTGAGTCTTTGGAAGGGGCATGCCTGTTTCTTCCCAGGAAGACAAGGCCACAGGACCTATTCTGAAAAATAAAAAAAAAGAAAGGAATAAATTATGAAACCAGAAGATGAAATCATGACCCAGGTTAAAAAAATATATGCCGATGAAATTGAAAATCCGGATCTGGGATCTGGTTATCACCGGGTAATAAATAAAAGAAGGCCATCCATCTGGTGCTGGATCTTTCACCGGACATGGTGGATCTGGGCACCACAGTGGATCATCCTGCCATCAGGCACATATAAGACACCGGTATATTGCACAAAGTGCGGTGGCTGCTGGCCAGGCTAGGAAGTATCTTTCAAGGGGATTGAATTATGACAAAGACAAAATGGTGTGGCCAGGTCATAAATGAAATTGAACAATCATGGACCAGGGCAAAGGCTGATTATTCTATTATAAATCATCAGTCAATGCTGCTGGTGAAGGATTTTTTAAAGGATATAAGAAAAATCAGGAAAGCATATGAGTCTGAAAACAGATCACATAAAAGAAGATAAATTTTATTCACTGTGTGAAGCTGCCGGGATCCTGGATGTTCATTATAACACCATCCGGTCCCGGATCCGGAAGGGTGTTCTGGCTTACATAAAAGAACCGGAAGGACAATACCGGATCCAGGGTCAATTTTTAATAGACTATCTGCAGCAGCACCATCATACCTGTGACAATACGTGACAAATATTGACATTGGCCTTCTTTTTGGCATATAATATGTGGAATTTAATGCCACCGAAGTCAAAAAATGCCAGTTTTGCCACCACACTGGCCCAGGATAACCATATCAGATCAGGCCAATGGTCTGATATGGGCCTGGACCAGAAAGTGGCTGAAAACTTAAATATGAAGGCCATATGTGACAGAAAAAGAATCAAAACACTTTTTTTGCCCACCCTGCCGGGAATACTTCCGGACCAGCCAGTGGATTGAAGACCAGGAAAAGGGTCCTGTGGCCCATTGTCCTGTCTGTCAGAAGGCTGTCCATGAAGTTCCACATTATTATGCAAATCTGCAAAAAATGTGGGATAATGCAACTGGTCCCACCACATCCACCGGAAAGAAAAGATCATCCCTGAACGGATATAAACACGGATTAAGATCCAGGAAACTTCATTTGATGGCACCGGCCATCACCGGAAAATATCCGGAATGCACCGGCTGCCCATATTTTGAAGAATGCAAATCTGATTTCCAGTATTGCCCTGTCCAATTAGGGCCTGTCATGCAATTTCTGCAGGCATGGGAAAATGGCCAGGTGAATGATTTGAAACAAATCACCGGCATCACACATGCCAGGGTCTTTCAGATCCTGTCAATGTCCCTGCAGCAGATATTTGAAAAGGGCACATTGCAGCCAAAAAAGATCAGCGAAAAAATAAACCAGATCCGGTCAGACGATGATGATGATCCGGAACACAAATATGATCACATTGATGAAAGGACCACTGTCCTGGAATGGCAGGAGAATCCACTGATCAAAAGGATCCCGGAACTGATGAATGTTCTGGGCATGACAGCTGAACAGCAGATGATGACACCGGCCAAAAAACAGGAACAGGACAATATTGAAGGATATCTGCGGGGTGAAGAATCAAAATCAGAAGATCTGAAAGAATTTATGCTGAATCAGAAAAAACAGATGCAGGATCTGAAGGATAAAATATCAACAGCTGTGGATAAAAGATCAGAAGACCGGGCCCTTAAAAATTATGAAAAGCAGAAGGCTGCTGAAAAGGATGAATCATGACAACCAGGGCATCATTGCGTGTGGAAGAAGCTGTCATGAAATTCAAGGGCCAGCCAGCACTTTGGATAAAAGACAAGACCGGAAAGACAGCAGATCCATGGCAGGTGGTGGCCATGGAAGTGATCAAAGAACATCCCAAAGTTCTGCAGGTGTGGCCACCCAGATTTGGGAAGACCTGGGATATGGAAGCTGTCTGCTTAGAAGAAGTGGCCACAAATCCATATGAACGTGAAATGATTTTTGGTCCTGTCCAGAAGCAGGCAAACAATGCCCTGAAAGAACAACTGGAATTCATTGAAATATCTGAAATCCTGTCTGCCTGGATTGCGACCAGAAGGGGAAAAAGGCAGATCAGTGAAACAAAGTATGAATTCATAAACCGGTCCGGTGCTGAAACATTTGGAATCAGATCTAATTTTGATAGTGAAAACGCAACCATATTGCGTGGTGAAGAATGGGATGACATGGATCTGGAAATCTGGACAAACAGAGTGATTCAACGTGGTGGCCGGAAAAATGTTTCAGGTCTGCCGTTGCGGATCCGGCTGTCCGGGACCATTCAGTGGGGAAAGGGACCAGTATTTGAATATGACCATGATCCGGGATATGTGACAGTCCCGAAATTTGATATTTATGATGGTCTGGAATTTGATATTTATGACAAAGTGGCCATTGAAGAAATCCGGGACAAATTGACAGATGACCAGTGGCTGCGGATCTATCTGCTGAAATATACTGATGCAAAGAATTTTATCTGGGAAACACATTTGCGTGAATGTCTAATGAAGGCCCTGGAAATAGGATGGCAGGGTGTGGAATACCGGTCCATCCCATACAGGCCAAAAGGGACCGTATATCTGGGTCTGGACATGGGCCATTCAGGCGAAGGTAAACAGCATTCAGTTTATAGGATGGATTTGATTGAAGTCATTGGTGATGTGGGCCTGTGGCTGAATGGAAAGGAATGGGAATCCACCACAGATCCGGATCTGATTATGAAGGAAGCTGCAGACTGGTGGGAATATTATCAGGTCAGTGCCGGATATGGTGATGCCCTGAAAGCAAATGACATTGCAATGCTGAATGATATGCTGTTTGAACGTGGTCTAATAGATATAGACCGGTCAGAATATCCGGAAAATAAGCCAGCAAATTGGGATAAATGGGCATTTTCACCAAAGTGGAACACAGGCAAATTCAAATATCTTACTGGTGGCATCACCAGGGTGAAGATTGAAAATCAGAAATTCATCATTCCATATTTTGACCGGAAGGATGACCGGCATATTGCAAAAATGGCTTTCAGATTAAGGCAGGCCCTGCTGAACATCCGGGAAGTGGTGGGCAATGGATCATATCCCATCCTGGAAGCTATAAAAAAGGAAATAGGTGATGACCCCTTTGATGCCATCAATATGGCCTGGGGATGTGCAAATGACAAGATGCTGCTGGAACCGGATCTGTCCATGCTGGGTGTCCAGGGTGGACAGATTGTGACATCAGCCATGGCAGCATCGGTGATGTCAGATCTGGACCGGGGAAATGAACGGTATTCAGATTTTATACATTAAAAATGAAGGGTGGTAATATGGACAGAAATATAATTGAAAACAATTTTACCTATCATCCACCAAAGGGTGGGCAGCCGGATAAATATGAAAGCATCAGGTCCATGGCAAAAAATCTGGCCATATTAATAGATAAATCATGTCCGGATTCCAGGGAAAAATCACTGGCCATGACAAAACTTGAAGAATCTGTGATGTGGGCAAATGCATCCATTTCCCGGAATGAATGATGATACAGACTGCAGGAAATTATAAGTTTAAATTTGTGTGGTGGAAGGAAGTGATCAATGCCATTCTTCATATTATCATAGGTGCAGCAGTGGCACACACATTTCTTCCATATCTGCCGGTCTGGCTGATTGTGATTCTTCTGCTGCTGGCCGGTGCCATCCGGGAATACTGGCAAAATCAGCGTGGCAAGATCCAGCCACTTTGGATGTCCGGCATCGATGCAATAACCATTGCCCTGGGTGGCCTTATATGGTGGGCATTAATAATGCATTTTCAGATAAATGTGGATTTTTTATAAACCATTTAATTTAACCAGAAAGGGGAAAGACCATGGAATTTGATCTTTTCACAATCATTGCAACAATCCTGGGATTTTTGGTGGCCACTTTCGGTGCCAAATGGGGA